AAAATTTAATGCCTCATCTTTAACTATTTCAGTTTCTTCTTTATTATTTTTAATACCTTCTAAAGTATCTAAATGAATTCTACCATTTTCTATAGAATTAAATTCAGAAGTCATCTTTAATGATAATGATTCAAAATTTGGTGTTTTAGAATACTTTGTATAATATTCTTTAATATTTTCACAAATGAATCTAAATGAAACATTGTCGAAATATTTACTCTCAATTACATCTATTATTTGTTCACCATACTTTTTATCCTCTATAATCGCTCTTAATAAAGATTGTTGAAATAATGTACCAAGAGTACCAAAATTTTTGTCGTTCATTTTATTTTTTTTAAAGTTCGTAATTTAAATATGTTGTTTCCAGTTCTCTTGAAGATAATATATCTGTAAGGTCAGTTAAATATCTTTTTAGATATGGTCGAATATCCACGGTATATCTTACTTTTGGATGGAGAAAATAAGCAGGAAATATTCTCTGAATAAATACGTCCTCATTTATTTTAATCTCAAGTAAAAAGTTCTCCTTGTCCCTATTTTCTGTTTCTTCCACATTTTCTAAACCACCATAATATTCGTAGTTTTCATATAGAAAATCAGAACTTTTTATTACCAAATGTTCAGATATTTCTTCACAAATATTTTTTACATATTCGTGTAAATCCATCGATCTTAATGCTTTTGGATTGTAATCTTTTACATTAAAGTATCTTTGTACGACGATATTTCCTTCTAAACTTAAAAGGAACTCAAATTTAGTTAAATCTTGATTATTCATGTGTTTTTATTTTTATTATTTTTTTATTTTTTTCTTTTCGTATTAATCTTAGAAATGGATTTAAAAAATTAACCCACGCATCATCAGATTTTGCTAATAAAAGATGTAACCCATCTTCCATCATCATTTTCATTGTGTTTTTATAAGACCTACCTTCAGGATCTAATAAATCATTTACTAATACCATAATATTTTCTTTTGCTTCTTCGGTTAAAAATGGTTCATCTAAACTAACTATTTTTTGGTTTAATAAAAAAAATTCTTCACCTAAAACACCATATTTTGTAACACCAGTTAGTAAATTTGTTACAAAAGTACTGTTTTGTTTTTTTGAATTAAACAGTTCATTAAATCTATTTTTAATGAAATCTAAAGATATAATTTCGGTTTTTAACTCAGGCACAACAGAAAGTAATCTTTTTATACCTAAATTTTTTATTCCCGCAATATTGTCTGAAGGATCACCACATAGTATTTTTATTATTTTAATATTCTCTACCCTGATTTGTTCGTGATTATAAACAAACGTATCTTTTAAATTATACATCTTACTATGTGATGGATTAAACAATCTAGTATTTTCTGAAACTAATTGAGTTAAATCACCATCTGATGAAAATATTGTTATATTCTCGTTTTTAGAATTTTGAGAATAATAAGCTATTGCGTCATCTGTTTCACAAAAATCGTACTCTCCTTGACGAACAAATAGTTCTTCTAAGTATTGTTTAACTCTATTTCTTTGTTGTTCATATGATTGTATTTGTTCTTCAGTTTTGATATTACTCTTCCTGTTTTCTTTATACTGATGGTAATATTTTTTACGTGATAATGAACCTTCTTTACCATCCCAAAAAACAACAACTTTATCTAATTTGTAAATTTCAATACCTTTACGAAGGGTATTCACAAAGTGATATAAAGCACCAATGTGATTACCCTTGTAAAAATGGTTTTTAAGTCCATAAAAACCTATAGTTAATAAATTATCCCCGTCAACTAATAAAACATTAGACATTAATCATTATTAAAATTGTTTAACAATCATTCTTCGTTTTCTCCTTCAGGAATAGGTTCAAATTTAATTTCTGAAATACTAGTAACTGGTTCACCAAATAATCGACTTACATAATCGATATGGTCTTTAATATAAGTTTCCTTAGATAGCTTTTCTTCTGCAGGTTCTCTCATCCTCATGAATCCATGTGGTGTAACCATAATTTTACCGTCACCAAATTGAATACCATTAACATGGTTTTTCATTACAGTAATTTTACTTCTAACAGCTATCGTAATTGTTCGTTTATTTCTAGTAATTGGTATTTTTGTTGTTCCCGCGTTTTTCTCATTACCAAATCTAAATACTAATGTTGAATTTAACCAAACGGATTCACCACCTTTAGCCTTTATTTTTGGTTGTTCATACGGATTACTAGGTAATTCAACCCATGGTTGATTAATAATAATTAAAGTGTTTGTATGTGGTTTATCGGCTCTTCTTGACCCTGATATTCTTTGGTTAATACCCATACCAATTTTATCTGATAAAACAGATGCATTGTGTTGTTTACCTCCTTTACCTTCCCAAGTCATTTTACAAGGAACAGAACCAACAGAATCCCAAAGAAATAATAAATCGTAAGGTATTTCACCTTTTTCTTGGTCATCAATCATTTCATTAATAAAATCAGTGATTTGTTCAATATATTCAAAATCATTTCTGAAAATAAAATCTCCATTAAACGTAACTTCACCTGTTTCAGTATTCACTTCTTCTCTTACAGGTAAACCCATAATACTTGCATGTTCAAACGCAAATTTTTGTTCAGTAATAATGAAAACAGGTAAAATACCTTTTTTAACCGCATCTGCAGCTGCAGATAATAATGCCGTTGTTTTACCAGTATCTGAATGACCTATAAACATATTGATATGACCTATTGCTGGACCAGGTAATCCAGTTGCATCTAAAAAAGCATCACCCAAATCTAAAAACCTATCTGGTTTATAGGTCATTTTACTAGAATACTTATTTGTTATATTTGAAATTGAAAAATCTTTTTTCTTGATTGCCATGATACTTTAGTTAATTAAAATCTCGAGGACAATATCGTCCTCGAGTATATATATGTAAAAAATCGAAAAATTCTACTTAAAATGGTAAATCATCGTCATCAGAAATGACATCTTCTTGAAGATCAAGAATCGGTTCGTGTTGTACAGTATTAATAATGTTCTCGTCAGAAGATGATACAAACTTTTTATTAACCGAATCCCATTTTGGAACTTCACCTTTAGCTACCATTTCAAGATATTCTTCAGGTTTTTTTGAATAAACATCTTCCCATGTTAATTCATCAATTACCCAAGAATTTGAAATAACACTATCAGTATGTAGTGGTGTTGCATCATCTGGAATGATAGATGTGATTGTTGTGTAATCTTTACCATTACCCGATTTTGTAATCCCTAGTGTGATAATTAAATCTCTACCTTGATTAATATCTGTAATGTCCCCTTTGTTTTTAAATAAAGGTAATAATTTATCAAAAACACCTTCGTTCTTGTAATTATTTTTAAATCTCCAAAACTTTACACCATGACTTTCATTTTCTCTATCGATAACTTTTACGATGAAAAATTTTCTTGATCTGTAATCTCTAGCAAGTGTTTTGTCTGATTCTAATCCAGACATCATAAGTGCGTCGTAAACTTCATTTAGTGGTGAACGTTTTCCCTCTTGTTTCGGATCATATAATTTTAACCAATTACCATCCACCAAAACTTCATGGAAAAAAACTTCAACAAAAGGACTTTCTCCGTTTGCTGTCGGTAAAATCCTAATCTTTTTTTCTCCTGATGTTACACCCTTTGGTAAAATAGGTGCAAAATACTTTTGTAGTCTTTCCTCTTGAGGAATTTTGTTTGAGTTGCCGCTTGCGGCCTTGTTGTTTTTTTCGTACTGTTGAAGTACTGCATTTAATGTAGACATATTTAAAAAATTTTAATTAAAAAATCATACTGCAATTATAAGAAAAAAAAACCAAATTACAAAATTTGGTTTTAATTATTTTTCTTTAAAATTGTTTTTCTTTGTCATTCTAAACTTAGAAGGTAAATAAGTTGATTTAATGTACTCATCATTTCATCCCTTATGTTTAGTAAATCACTATCTTTCTCAGGTTCTAAATCATTAGAAAACTCGATTAACGCATCTATACATACTGAAATCATATTTTTTGGATCCATTTCAGACAAATTAATTAATTTTATTTCATTATTTTCATCGTCTAATGTAAACCTACCATATTTTCCCATGGACACTTCAACAAAAGTATCTATTAAACCACCTAATTTATCGTATGTATCTCCAAAAGCTAAATGTCTCGATAACCCTTTAGTTTGCCAATGGTTTATTTTTAATTGGGTGTGTAACCCTAATAAAAAATTTACTTTAGAACTTAAATTCATCGTCATAATCTTGTTTGTTAAAAGTATCTCTTATGGTTTCTTGAGAATAATTCTCAATGTCATTTTTTGTTAAAATATATTCATTTTTTCCTGATGACCTCATTTGATCTTGTTTCTGTGTAAAAAATTCTTGTGGATTTTGATTAAATGGATACGAATCTAAAGAACGCATTTGTAATCTTTCTTGTGGTGTAGGTTCTTTCACTTGTTCAATTTTAGCACCTAATTCATCAATCTTAGTTATGATATTATTCATACTAGCTAATTTGGATTCTAAATCATTCAATTTTGTGAATACATCATCCATTTTACCAATGACATCTTTATTCTCACCTTTAGTATTTTCAATATCTGTTTTAATAGATTTAGTCATATTTACTAAATCTGTTATATCTATTTCTTCAGTATTTGATATATCTGGTGGTGCGACTTCATCACCAGTTGGTGGTGCAACACTTGCATCACCAGGTAATGATCCGGTATCTGTCGGTAATTCACCGGTATCGGTTGGTAACCCTTCAGCATCAGGTGCCGGTAATTCTTGCTCTTTCATAAGTTTTCTAGCGTACTTATTGATTTCATTAAATCTAGCAACTTCTTCTAATAATTTTTTTTCTAATTTCATAATATTAATCTTGTAATAATTGTCTTCCGTCTTCTGTTATGAATTTTTTATTAATTCTTTCAACAATACCATCTTTACTTGTGATAACATAACATTCACCTGTCTGTAAATCACACTCTTCTCTTTCCATGTTATTTCTATATACTTTTTTAGTATTACTGTTTGACATGTACTTATCCAAAGTTTTATTTATTTTTTCGTTTTCCATATTTTTTTATATATAAATATCATTCAAGAATAAAAAAATTAAGACATTCTAAAATAGATAACTTCACCATCATTAATTTTTAAGTCCGACATTAATTTTGGTGACATACCCATACCATAATTATTTAGTCTTGGTCCAACAGAAATTGGTCCTTGAACTTTTATATCACCAATAGAACGGTCTAATTGAT